GGGCCTCAGCGGACGGTTCCTGATGACCGTACACGACGAGAATGACTTGTCGTCCCCCATAGATGACCTGAAGGAGAACGTGGAGGGTATCAAATACGCTATGGAGAAGATGGAAGGTTTCGATGTCCCCTTCGTCGCTGAAGTGGAGACAGGCTACAACTGGCATGAAATGGAGAAGTACGCATGAACAAGCCCACCCGTTGGAGCTATAGCTCCATCTCAACCTACGAATCCTGCCCGGCTAAGTGGAAGTTCGGGTACATTGACAACATCCCCTACAAGCCCTCCGCAGCGATGCAACGCGGGACGCGCCTCCACTCTGACTGCGAGAAGTTCCTCAAAGAACCCCTCCATGTCTTGCCGTGGGAGTTGGCCAAGATGGGGCCCAGGCTACAGGACTTGAAGAACCTGGGGGCGAAGTCAGAGGAAACCTGGTGCCTCGACCGCTACTGGCTACCCGACATGGTCAACCCTTGGGTCAAGGCCATCGTTGACGTGCACTGGTTTGAAGGGGACGGTACGGTGCTCCATGTCCGGGACTTCAAGTCAGGGCGCGAGTACCCAGACCACAGGGACCAGCTGGAGTTGTACGCCTTGATCGGACTCAGCACCTTTCCCCAAGTCAAGCGTGCCGAGTATGGCGCCATCTATCTCGACACCGGCCACACCTCCAATGAGGGGGCTGTCATCCGGGGGGATATGATGGACCAAAAGATCAAGGTCTGGCACGACCGCGCCGAGATCATGATGAAGGACGAGCAGTTGTTGCCCCGTCCTGGCGGAGCATGTAAGTGGTGCGACTACTCCCGCACCAAGGGGGGTCCTTGTGAAGCAGCTTGAGCGTGATATACAAGCGAATGTCACGAAAGAGTCAACCTCGCTCGGATTGATTCCGATTAGAATAAACGTGTCGGGCCGGAAGGGCTGGCCTGACTACGGGTACATGTACATGGGCCGGATAGCGTTCATCGAGTTCAAGCGACCCGGTGAACGCCCCGACCCGCTACAGGCTCACGTTCACAAGTTGTTGAACGCAGCCCAGATACCCGTATTTGTCGTGAACAACGAGGACTATGGAAACACCTTACTCAAGGAGTGGAAGCATGCTGTTGACGGTGAGCGAAAAGCACTGGACGAACTTCGCAGTAAATCTGGTCAAAACAGGAGAAATTGATCCCCCTTACGAGGTCATCTACAAGGGTGGTCTGTCCTACGGGGACGAGTGGGCAGAGCGGTTCGCCCTCCACTACTTCCTGTTCTATGACCTGGGCGGAGCAGCGCGGTGCGCCAACGACACGACCCCATTCTGGTCCTACGTCACCAACGGGTACCATCTGTTCAAACGCGGCAAGTCTCGTCGCCACTTCCGGGGGGAGAACGGGGCCAGAGCCATCCGACTCTTGTTAGAGTACCCCACCGCTGGCGATGTGTTCGCGGCTCTGTACCAGCCCACCTATGCTGGGATGTACCACCATATCCAGGACAACTTCGACGGGTGTCAAATTGGCGACTACTTCAGGTGGAAGCTCATGGACATTTTTGATCGGTGTCTGGGGCGTCACGTCAGTCTCAGCATGCCGGAAGCTCTCAAGTTCCTCCCTGAGACCCCGCGCAAGGGCGCCAAGCAGTTCTTCCCCAACGATAGCTTGACGACCGCTCTCATGTCTGTAGTGCGAACCATTTCCCACCTGCCCGCGCCCGGCAATCCGAACCGACCTTGTGACCTGCCGGAAGCCGAGACCATCCTGTGCGCCATGTACGGGGCGCGCAAGGGAACGTACCGCTTTGGCATGGACCTCGACCATCGACGGGAGGAACTCAAAGACTTCCCTGACCTTGTTGAGTTCCTCCCCACCCACCAAGACTGGAGCCCTTATGACTGCAGTAACCTGGAATCCTAGGCCATACCAGGAGACTTCCCTGGCCTGGCTCATCGAGAAGCCGCACTGCGGCCTTCTCCTGGACCCTGGCCTGGGCAAGACCAGCACAACCTTGGCCGCCATTGACGTCCTCCACGGCGGGGGTCACATTCATCACGTGCTGGTGGTCGCCCCTCTCAGGGTGGCCAAGACCGTGTGGCCCGTCGAGGCAGAGAAGTGGCTAGACTTCTCTCACATGTCAGTGTGCGACCTGACCGAGCAGGACCGCGACCAACGCATTGCCCGTCTGAAGGAGAAGCATCTTGTGTACGTCATCAACCCTGAGTCGCTACAGCGAGTACTTGAACTCGATCCGTGGGCGCTTGGTACCCCCTTTGACATGCTCGTCATCGATGAGAGTACGAAGTTCAAGGACAGTTCGACTCAGCGGTTCAAGGCTCTCAAGAAGCATCTACACAAGTTTGGGCGACGAGTCATTCTCACCGGAACCCCTGCTCCAAACGGACTTGCAGACCTTTTTGGACAAATGTACGTTTGCGACATGGGCGAAAGCCTGGGCAAATACATCACCCATTTCCGGCAGAGGTACATGTACAAGGGGTACGATGGCTTCTACTGGGTCATGGCGCCGGGGTCGGAGGACCAGATATACGACAAGATCAAGTCCAAGCTGCTCCGCATGATGGCCGTGGATCATCTTGAAATGCCGGAGCTTATCGACAACCGCATCGAGATCACCCTCCCCCCGGCTGTCCAGAAGCAGTACAAGGAACTGGAGCGGGACTTCTTGCTCAAGGTCAACGATGAGACGGTGGCCGTCTTCAATACCGCCGCCCTAGGGGTCAAGCTCCGGCAGGTGGCCAACGGGTTCATCTACGACGAGAACCATACGGCCATCCCGATCCATGACGAGAAGTTGAAGGCCCTGGAGGAACTCATCGATGAGATGCAGGGGCGTCCCCTCCTGCTCTGCTACGAGTTCATTGAGGACGCTGTACGTATCCTGAACCACTTCCCCGCCGCCATCAACATTAGCGATGCCAAGGACACGTTGGCAGTCATCCAACGGTTCAACGAGGGCAGGATTCCACTCCTGATCGGTCACCCTAAGTCGATGGGTCACGGTCTCAACCTCCAGGAGAAGTGTAAGGACATTTGCTGGTACGGGATCACCTGGGACCTTGAGCTATACCAGCAAGCTATCGCCCGCGTCTGGCGGCAGGGGCAACCCTCCCCCGTCGTGTCTTGTCACCACATCGTGGCCGCCAACACCAAGGACGTAGATGTGGTCAAGGTGCTGGAGAAGAAAGACGCTGACCAGAACAGGCTAAACCTCGCCCTGCGCACCCTTCCCGCGCTATAATATAGTTCCCCACCTATAGGAGAACCGATGAGTGACATCAATCTGATCTACCCAGGGCGCGACACCGCTACCCTGGTCAAAACGATGGACCCCCAGTGGCTCGTGGTCGGCCCCATCCGGGCTTGTATCCACCTGTCCAACGTGTGGCACCTGCTCGACCCCGCAGCCTTGGCCAAGACCAAGGACACGGTGGGCGGGAAGGGGGCGATCCACTATAGCCTGAACGGGGCCAACGTGTTCGGTCCCAACGTCCTGGACCACTCCTGGACCAAGTGGGCCGCCACATGCGTGGAGAACTACTCTTGGCTGCTGTTCTTCGCCCAAGACATGTGCGCCGAGTACATCATCCGGTTCCCTCACGTCAGCAAGCACGGCGTCAGTCGTATGCTGGAGGCCCTGGAGAACATGCCCGAGTCCCTGCCCGAAGGCGAGTGGACCGAACCCTGGTTTGCCAAAGATGTGGAGGTACAATGAAGATCATTAAGATTCACGGCTGCTCTGGCGCCGGCAAGACCACCGCGGTGCGGGAGTTCATGTCCACCGGTGCGGTCCCCGTCCACGGTTCCAATCTCAAGATTGAGGCGTACCATGCCCCGTTCGATACATATGTTCTGGGCTCTTATGAGAACACATGCGGCGGAATGGACACGGTCGGGTCGGCCCAAGAAGTTATGGCCCTACTCGACAGGTATGCGTCCCTGGGAAATGTCATATTTGAGGGGCTACTCCAAAGCACATACTACGGAGCGATGGGTACACATTCCCGCAAATGGGGCGATGATTACATCTATGCGTTCCTCGACACACCCATTGAGCTCTGTTTGGAGCGCGTCGTTGCCAGACGAGCCGCCTCAGGGCGCAACAACAAGTTCAACCCTCAGCTGACGAGGGACAAGCACGCCACCATTGAAACCCTGAGAAGGAAACTCGAAAACGGCACCCAAATGGGGTTCCGTCACAAGGTGGCGATCCTCAAGCACGATCAGCCGATGGCGGCACAAATCATGGAGCTTCTGAAGTGAGCGAGTTCGGCGTCATTAAGACCAAGAAGGTCAGGATGACAGCCATGACCTTCGCCCTCATGATGAAAGAGCTGGATGCCGGGGCCTCAACTGTAGCCCAACTACAGGAGGCTACCGGCTTGGCCAAGGCCACCTTGTACGATTACCTGCGCGAGCTCAGGAAAGCTGGGCTGGTGTACGTGGCCGGGTTCGACAGGGCAGCGAACAACTGCCCCATGATCCCTCTGTACGAGTGGGGACCGGGGAAGAAGGACAAGAAGGTCAAGGCCATTTCCGTTGCGGAGAAGGCGCGCAACTACAGGAGAAACAAACGTGATCGTGAAGCACTTGGACGACTTACTCTATTGGGTCAACGAACGGGATCGGATGCGGATCAGGAAGCAGGAGGGGACCCGCCCCTACAGTTCCGACCCGATCATGGCCGAGACCAGATGGTGCAACGTGAGGCGCGAGGATGATCGAGTCACTCAGTGGATCCACCAAAATTGGCTCAACCGAGGATGTCACCCGGATGACATGGCCTTCGCCATGTGCGTCGCTCGCATGGTTAACTGGCCAGATACACTTGCTGAACTGGGTTTTCCTTACCAATGGAGTCCCACCCACTTCATCGACACTCTTGCCGCCCGTAAGGCGCGTGGTGACAAGGTATGGACGTCAGCATACATGATCACCGGGGGCTACTCTGAGGGCGGCGAGAGCAAGGAAGTGATCATCGCTAGGGTGCTGTCGGGGGCACACGCCCGCCTTACCCACCCCAGTACTCGGATCAACCCGGACGACACACTTGAGGTCGCCTGGAAGAAGATCCAGACTCCTGGGATCGGCACGTTCCTGGCGGCCCAAGTTGTGGCGGACCTGAAGCATACCCACCCACTACAACACGCCAAGGACTGGAACTACTGGTGTGCGGTCGGCCCCGGCTCCACGAAGGGGTTGAACTTTCTCCACGACCGCCCTCAGGGGCACGTCATCAACCAAGCCAATTTCGTCAAGGAGGTCAACGAGGTCAGAGAAGTACTGCGCCACTCGGGGTGGGCATTGGACGCCCAAAACGTCCAGAACTGCCTCTGCGAGTTTCACAAGTTCATCAAGATCAAGTACCACGGAGGGCGGGCCAAGTCCCGCTATGTAGCATGAACCTTAGCACGCTATCTGTTTGCGGCTTCAACATTGAGCTGCCCATTGGTTTGCCCGAAGTGCTCGACACCAAGGTGCGGGACTCCTACCAGACCTTCCTGAAGGAAAGCACCAACGACGTTCGCCGGCATCTTACCTGTGCCGCTACCCTCCTGCCCCCCATGATGAAGGGTCGGGACGGTCAACGGGTGCTCCATTGCTTCGGCGGCTTGGGGGCCACGGCTCAGATCCTCGATCAATGCGCAAAGGGTCTCAAGCACGAGTTCTGGGAGCGCGATCCTGTGTGTGTCGAATTTTTGTGCAGCCGCTATGACAACGTCCTGCCCGTAGACGACACGTTCAAGTTGTTCCCCGTCACTGACCTCAGTTCAGTCGACATCCTGCTCATGGACATGTCGGTCGGTACGATCAAGACCAAGGGCGTCAAGGAAATGTGGGGCAAGATCGCGGAGTGGATGCTGGATCATCCCGATCGGTTCGTGTGGTTCACCGACACGGCATGCCACAAGATCCACCTCAACTGGGACCGCTACGGCAAGGACTTCGACACCCCACTACCCGAGCCGACCGCCGAAGCGTATTTGAACTGCTACAGCAGTTGGTTGGAGCGGATCCACGGCATGACGATCACCGCCGCTATGCGGGAGGCGGGTGAGATCTACGCCATCGTCCAACGCCATACGGGACACAGCCGGTTCAAGGAAATCCCCTACGTGTAGACCCTATACTAGACGCGCCGGGGCGGTCCCGGCGCTTGTAGGAGATATGATGGAAATGGGCTTGAAGGGTAACTTGCTGCCCGACAACGAGCAAGAGTTTGCCGACAACTTCATTGATATGAAGCACGTTCGGTGCGTTCAGTGTAACTCGGGGTTCGGCCCCCAGAACACCTTCACCCGACTCGGCTGGCGCGAGACGCAGATCAGCGGCTTCTGCGAGAAGTGCTTCGATGACATGTTCGTGGAGAACTGATGAGACCCCTCAACAAGATCGCGGCAGAAATCGTGACGTTGTGGAAGGACAAGCCGCCTTCCCCCAAAGTCGTGTGGTTCTCGCTGCCCTACGTGCGAGCCATGCTCGACCTGACCTCCTGCCGCGACATGTACGGCATGGAGTACGGGGACATGATCGTGGCCTACGCGCTCAACAACATGTCGCACTGGCGCGGCGACGACGCCAAGCGCATCAAGTCCGAACTCAAGCAACACCTGGAGGCGTTCAATGTTAACCATCATCGCGCATAACGTCAATGACGCGTACCACGAGGGCCTGTGGAAGATGAAGTCCATGGGGGAGAGGGCTGACAGCCGCAACGGTGGGGTCACCCGATTCCCCTACCCGGTGGCTACGACATACCTCAACCCGCAAGAGCGCATGCTGCTCGACGTCAAGCGGGACGCCAACCCGTTCTTCCACATCTTTGAGGCGATCTGGATGTTGGCGGGCCGCAATGACTCCGAGTTCTTGAAGCGGTTCTCCTCCAACATCGGCCAGTTCGCTGACGGTAACGGCACGTTCCATGGGGCCTACGGGTTCCGGTGGCGCGAGCACTTCGGGGAAGATCAGCTGGTGTGGATCATGGAACACCTGCGGAAGAACCCCAACACTCGCCGCGCGGTCCTGCAAATGTACGATCCGGTGGCGGACCAATGGAGCAAGGACGTAGACGCGCCGCTCGACATCCCCTGTAACACCGCGGCATACTTCGGCGTCCGCCAGGGCGCTCTCAACATGACGGTGACCAACCGCTCCAACGACATGATTTGGGGAGCCTACGGCGCCAATGCCGTACACTTCTCCATGCTCCTGGAGTTCGTGGCTAGGGGGCTGGGGCTCAAGGTCGGGTCGTACACTCAGTTCAGCAACGACCTCCACATCTATGAGCGTCACTACCCATTGATGGAGTTCCCCGAACCCGTCACAGAGTACGCCCACCACTGGCGCCACGTTCCGTTGACGGACCCCGAACACTGGGGCGGCGATCTCATTCAGTTTGAGGAGTGGTGCCGGTGGCCTCAAGGGGAGTACGAAAGCCCCTACATCAACCGGGTGCTGTCCCCCATGCTCCAGTCTTGGTACGCATACAAGGGGAAGAACAAGGAACTGGCACTGGGTCACATCCAGGCAGTTGACGACGACGCAGTGCGGTACGCCTGCGAGCAATGGCTCCATAGGAGGGCGTGGAAATGAGGCCAAGTTCAATTCGTCCGTTGTACCGCGCGGGGCGGATCAAACGCTACCACAGCACTGACTTAGAGGCGCAAACCGTCGCTCAGCACTCTTGGGGCGTCGCCATGATCGTGGCGATGATCTACCCCAGGGGTGAGGGGTACGCTGGGATGTCCTCCCGTTTGATCCTGGCGGCGCTGACCCACGACCTGGCTGAGATCGAAACCGGGGACATCCCCGCCACCGCTAAGTGGGAGAGCCGCGAACTCTGCGAGGCTCTCAACGTAATGGAGGGGAAGTTCAACCGCAGGCACGACCTGCCTCAGCCCGCATCGTACAAGGAGGATTCCATTCTCAAGTGGGCGGACACTTTTGAGTTGTGCCTCTACTCCCACCATCAAATCACCAAAGGCAACGAGTACGCTGTTGAGATCCTCAACAACGGACTGGAGCACCTTCGCAAACTCGGTTTCCCAACAACAGAAGCAAAGGAATTGTATGACCAGGTCTTCGGCAGACGATAGGCAAGTGGGGGGTAACCACTACAAGCGCGGCGGGGAGGAGCATTGGACCCGCGTGTATCGCTTGTTCGGCCCCGGCTACTTCATCGGGTGCATCACCAAGTACGTGGAGCGATACCAGTACAAGAACGGCTTGGAGGACCTTCTCAAGGCTCAGCACTTTCTCGACAAGCTCATCGAGTTGGAAGGTGCGAAGCCGAAGAAGGACGACAGCGAACCGGTGGGAAGGGGGTACGTTGACCAAGACCGCTAGGGGCGCGCGGGACCCTTCGGGCTACCCTACCCCTACCCCCCGCCCGCGCGTCGATCCTAGGGGGTATTCAGCGCTGGCACAAGCCCTTCGCCGGGGGGCCTTTCCCGGCTATACTCTAGACCTTTGAAAGGACACCATGAACATTGAACTCACCAAGGACGAGGTTGCTCTGATCCTCGACGGGCTGTCCCAGTTGCCCCTGGCGAAAGCCTACAACACGTTCCAGAAAGTGCTGTCGCACTATCAGGCCGCAGAACAAGCCGAACAGAGATTGTCGCAAGGAGAGCTGAACCTGGGCGGTACGGACTGATTGTCAAACGGGTCGCCGGTCCCTCACCGGCATTTTCTAGGAGTTACCATGCTGAAACATCTTTCCATCATCGTCGTTATGGTCGGCGTCGCCTTCATGGCCGAAGCTCAGGCCGCTGGTCTGGGCCTTGGTCTCGACAAGGACACCAACATCAACACCAACGCCAATACCCAGGGACAGACCCAAGGGCAGAACCAGGGCCAAGCCCAGGGTCAGCTGCAGGGCCAGAACCAGGGACAGGCGCAGATCGCTACTGGCGGCAACGCAGCGGCAGGGGCGGCGGCAGGGGCCATTTCCGGCTCTGCCAGCAAGTCGGTGTCGGGGTCCACTTCCGGGGCCGTCAGCGGGTCGGTGTCCAGCACCGGTGCCGTGGACGCCTCCAGCAAGAACGCGGTGGGTCAGACGACCACGGTCACCATCAATGAGGCGGCTCCCCCGGCCAATGTGCGGGTGACGTCGGCGCCTGACGTTTATGCTCCCCCGGCCGTCACCACGGCGGTCTGCGTGATCGGGGCGTCGGGTGGTGTGTCCGGTATGGGTTGGGGCTTCAGCCTGGGTAGCGGCGTCAAGGACGAGGGTTGCGAAGCCCGCGCCCTGGCATCCCTGCTGCACTCGCACGGCGCAGCCGACGCGGCCAAGGAACTGCTCTGCGCCGCTGACAAGCGGGTCGCGGATGCGTTCGCCAAGGTCGGCAAGCCCTGCCGCCCGGAGCCGGCACCGGCCCAGTAAGTCCCACACACCTTCGGCGCTCTAGCGCCGATCCTAGCGGGTAGCCCTCCACGAGCTACCCGCTTTTTGTTGCCTAGCGTTGGCAAGGTGTGTGGAACTACCCGCGCTCCCTCAACTTCTTGGCGAGGGCCTTGGCCTGATCCGCCTTTTCCTGGGGAGTCCAAGCCTTGCCGAACTTGGCCCCAGCTGACGGGGGCGCAGACGCCGGCAATTCGACTTCCTGCGCCGCCTCCCGGCGCTGCAGGGTCTTCTTGGGGTTGATGATTTCGTTCAGTTCCACGGTTCCCTCCCAATCACTTCGGATTCAGCGACGGGTAGGTCTGCACACCCTTCTCGTTGAGCGTGGTGCAGACGCCCAGGAAGTCCCAGGCGGGCTGCTGGGACGGCTTGGTCGGCAACGTCGGCTTGCCGGCGACAGGCGTCGGCTTGGGTTGGATGGCGGTGCCAGGGGGCGGCACGACAGTGGCGCACGCCAGGGCGGCGTACACCAGGGGGACAGCGACGGCTGCAACGATCATTTGCGATTCTCCTTGGTAGGTGCTAGGACATCTTCGATGGTGGCGCTGTCCTTTGCCACTTCACGCTGGACATCGGCGTCGGCGCGCGTGTTCACCGTGGCGACGCTATTGTGTCCGAAGGCTACTGCGCAGCCTCCGACCAGCAGCACCACGAGGATCAACGCGACGAGGCCCCACACGGTCAGGCAGCGTAGAGCCGACCGTTGTTGTCGACCATCACCTGACGGTTGCCGCCGCCCGCCATATTTGCGACGATAACGCCCCCGTCGCTCTTGACAGCCAGCCGCGAAACGTCGTTGGTCTGGAATAGCAGATCACCGCCGGAGCGGCGGTTGCCCAGGATCACGCTCTGGCCGCTGAACGTCAGTACGAACTGCTGGGCCTCACCAGCGTTCAGGTTGAACGTGTTGATGATCGGGGAGTTGACTGCGCCGCTTTCGTTGTTGCTGTAGATCTGCAGGGCCTGATTCAGGTCAGCGCCAAACAGCGTCACGATGCCGTTGGCTGCGATTCGCATGCGTTCAAAGCCGACGCGCTGGTCAGCGTCCATCGGGCCAGAGCCGGTGCTGAAGGCCAGCGCGCCGCCGCTGTTCGGCACCATGCTGATGCCCGCACCGTAAGAGCCGACGCTGTTGTTCGCCACTAAGGCGATCTGCACGCCCGACTGGTTGGCGTCGCTGTTCGTGTAGACCTGGCCTGTGAAGACGGTGCGGTAGCTGTTGGCACCGCCGGTGGCTGGCGTGTTCTTCGCAAAAAAGCTCACGTCATCCATGTTCGCCAGCACGTTGCTCCCGCCAGCGCCAGGATGGATCGACGTGATCACCGCCGCGCGTGCCGTGTCTTCGCCGCCGAAAGTCGCACGGCCGAGGTTCGTCACGCGGCCGACCTCGCCGCCACCAGGGCCACGCCACAACTGCACTGGGCCCGTGCCGTCCTGGCGGGTGATCGCCGCAGCGTTGACGCTGTTGTCGTAGATCAAGAGCTTGACCGTTTCCGCTGAACTGGTGCCGATCTGGACTGAGCCGCTGGGCTGAATCCGCATGCGCTCGACGCCGCTACTGCTCCACGTCAACCCCGTCGAGGATGCCGGGATTTGCATGACCCAGCTTTCGTTCCCGTCTTGGAACAACTGCAGCCCAGCGGCCGTGCCGCTCGGCGTGTTGACCGCGAGCTTTTGACTGGGCGACGCAGCCCCCTCGCCGACCTTGAGGCTCGCAGCCGTGATGGTCTTGCCCGTAGCCATGCCCAGGCCGGTGGTACCCCACTGGGCGATCTTCGCGCCCCCCACAGACACCGACAAGGTGCTAGCCGCTTCGCGGTAGAAGCCCAAATTGGGTTGGGAACCAAACGAGATAGATGGTTCCGCCACCGTTCCATCGGTGAACCGAACAGGGGCGGTGGGTCCCAGCAACCCGTCGCGGGTGAGAACGTTGTTGAGCTGAACAGCGATGTCGGACATCGTGGGATTGGCCCACGACGTTTCGATGATCGTACCGTCAACGACAGGGTTCCCTGCGGGCAGGGTATAGACGCCAGAAGAGTCGCGGGGCATGTCAGTACTCCGAGTCAGTTGAGACAGCCGCAGAGCGTCCACCGCCCAGCAGCAATTGTTTGAGGGTTTTCTCGACAGGGCCCAATGGAGCCCCTGCCGCCTCCCGCTTCTGCATCAGATCCAGGAACTTCTGGGGCTCCAGCAGGGCCTCGTCAATCATCTTGACGGACCTCTCGTTGAGGTCCCCGAAGTACGAGCCCAGGGCACCCCTCAACCGCCACAGGGGACCGGCGTTGAGCGCGGCGGATGCCGCCCCTTCGCCGCCACCCAGATTGACGCCAGCCCCACCGGAGGACATAGCAGGGGTGTAGATTTCGTGGGCCTTGAGTTGGTCCGCTACGATGTTCAGAGTATCCATGTTGTCTTGCCCGAGTTCGCCCAGGCGACCCTTCTTGGCTTCGGCAATCATGCTCCGACGCAGCGGACCAGACGACATGTGGGGTACAACGTCCTGGCCGGTGCTGCCATAGAACTGGTTGGTGGAAGCGATCTGGTCTTTGACCAACCTCTCCCGCATAGCTTTGGCGGCCTCAGCCCCGCCGAGCTGCTCCATGGTGGCGCCGTAACCGGCTTGCATGTTCGTGAACTGCCCCTTGCTACGTTCGTCAGCCGCTTGCTTGAGGACCTCCCGAGCGCGTTGGATGGTGCTGGAGTCCCCAGCTTCCTGACCCAGACGCCAGTACAGTTGGGGGAGCACTTCCAAGGTCGCTTCCGGGTTGTCCACGGCAGCGATGACGTTATCCAGTTCCTTGGCCAGTTGCGGGTTGGCGATGACCTCATTGGAGTTGCGGAGGGCGAGCATTTCCTGGGAAATTGCGGCCCTACGATCCTGGCTGAGCGGGAGCTTGTTCAGCAGTTCCTTGCCCTCGACCATGATGTCGGTGCCGCCCTTGACGAGATTGTCGATCTCATCAGCTGCGCTAGTGGCGCCCTGAACGGCTTCCCACGCTGCCCTGGACACCGACTCGTCGTGTGGCGAGAAGTCCACGTTGCCCCGACTGCGAGCGCCGCGCTCCAAGGCACCCAAGCGGGCGTCCTGAGCCGTGGCTGCGGTTGTGCGGGGGAACATAGACGGAGTGGGATTGGAGACTTGTTGGGCGATCTGACCCAGCTTGTCCTTGCCCAAGGTGCGTTCCAAAGCGCGGACAGCCCGACCTTGGGTCGCCCCGACAGTGGGCAGCGCTTCTCGTGCCAGGTACTTGCCCGTCCCCTTCACGGCACTGACCGCTAGGGGGAGGGCTCCCGCCACCGTACCGCCCGTCACGCCGCCCAAGGCGAGGTTGTCCAGGCGATCCATCGCGCCGCGATCTTCAGCGTCGCCGACAACACCAGCGCTCAACGCTCCCTCAGTGGCGGCCCTCCCTACCAGTCCCAGGTTTGCGACCCGCCCACCAACGGAACCCAGGCGCGACGCGGCAGGGAGGGCCTTAGTCAATACCTTGGCGCCCGACCCAACAACCCCACCCAAGGGGGCCGTGGCGATCATTTCGCCAGCAATTTCCCCGGCAGTTCCCCACCCGCCCAGGTTTTCCTTGCTCTTCTTCCAGTCCATGCGCTCCTGGCGCTCTTCTTCAGAGCCCAGGCCGACCAGGTTCTTGGCGCCCAGATAGGCGTTGCGCATGCCCCCGCCAATACCCACCAGGGCCTTCTCAGCGAAGTTCATACCCGCTGCCGGGTCGTAGGTTTCGGGGGACGGAGAACCAGTCCCTGCAAGGCCGGAATCGGCCCCCCGCGCGTTCGCCGGGGCCGGGGGTAGGCTACCCCCTCCCGCGCCCGTCGCCGCGCCCGTAGACCCCCCTAGCTGAGACTGGAGAATCTTGAAGGCGTCGGCTTCCGTGGCCCCCTCAGGACCGTTGACCCGATAGGTCTGGCCATCAGGAGACTTGAACGTAAAGGTGGGCATTTATTTCCCCTTCTCAACCGTCCAACCTTGCGGGATGCCGGACGGAGGGCTTTGTGCGGGAGCAGACCTACGGGACACCGGGGGCTTGTAGCCCTGGTCCCCAGCGTAGTTCTGGATCTCCTGCTGCATCATTTCGTACTCCCGCTTGAAGTTCTTCAGCTTGTCCCGGGCAGACTCGGGGGTGTCCGCAGCGGTGGGGATGAACGGCTTCAAGCGGGGGAACTCAGACACTGTGACCGCAGCGCCCGACCTGTCGTGGAGCTTCAACGAGCCGATGTCCGCGATGGCGGCACGAAGCGGGACACCCTTGGGGTCCATGCGCTGGCCGACATCTTCCGCGAACGGCAAGGCGTAAGCTGCGGACATACTCTTGCGAGCATCACGACGAATCTCACCCTTCTCGTCTTGGAGCAGACCCAGGGCCGAGTCGATCTTGCCCAAAGCAGTCTCGTTCTCCACCCACGCCTTCGACTGGGCGGCAGGGAGAGGCTTGAGATCCTTGGCCTTGTCGTCAGCCGCGCCCTTGCGAGCGGCAGCGGCGATATTGGCGGCGTCACGGCGAGCGTCAGCAGCCAGCTGCGCAATCTGGAGCCGAGTTGCGTTGGCTTCCCTGGCGGCGGCAGCGCGTTCCTCGCGCGACAGACGTTGATCCTCAGCGCGCTGCCGGGCCGCTTCCGCACGGGCCTCAAGCTCAGCCTTCCACTGCTCGGCGCGGGCAGCACGAGCGGCGACGGCTTCCTGGCTGCGGAACTCCCGTTGCTCCTGTCGCACAGGCTCGTTGATCAGGGTGTCCGCACCGTACTGGGCCGCCAGGGCGCGAGTCAAGGGGTTGGTCTGCCCCCGCTGGGCCCACTCCATCTTCTCCTGCATGGTCGGGGGCGTCACGCCGGTCAAGGGACCCTCCACGCCCTCCGGTTGCGGGCCCTGCAGCATCACTTCCTGACCCTGCGGACGGGCGCCCATCCACTGGGCGGCGTCGGCGGCCATCTGCTGATCCAGGTTCGTCTGGTCGCGGTTGGCGTCGTATTCCTTGACCGAACCACGGAGCGCGTTGACGAACGGAAGGGCCTGTTGGCTCCAGTGCGGAGCGACATATATGCCCGAGACCATCTGCCCCTTGGGCATGTCTCCGGCACCCTGACGCAGCGCAGCAGCTTCAGCGAGAGCGCGCTTGATCTGTTCCTGACGGGCGTCCCAAGGAACGCCACCGACTAGTGGGTTAGCAACGGGCATCTTAACCCCCAAACATGCTGCCGATTTTGCCGCCCACGGCACTGCCGATGGGACCGAAGAACGAGCCACCCAGTGACCCAGCCAACCCAAGCAAGCCCCCCGTCCGGTTGGAGCGGTTCGCCATCTGGGCGTTGTAATTGTTCATCGCTGCCTGGTAGTTGTCCTGAGCCGCCCCGTAGATGTTAGCAGGATTGAACCCGGTGCCTTGGGTGTAGCCCTCAAAGCTCGGGTTCTGGACCTGGGCTCCGCTCATGAACGCATTGAACTCGTTCAGGGGCATCTGCCGTTGCATCAGCATTTCTTGGAGGGCGCGTTGGCGGTCCTGGACGGAAGCATCGCGGAGCAGACCCTGCTCGCCCAGCTGAGCTTGACGGAGCATGTTGGCGTAGCTAGAGGCCAGGTCGCCCCGACCCAAAGCCAGACCCTGCTCGTCCAGCTGAGATTGACGAAGTTGGTTAGCCCAGTCAGACTGTAGATCGCCCCGACCCAAGGACAGTCCTTGCTCCCTCAGCCCTTGTTCGCGCAAAGCGTCCTGGCGGTTGATCCCGAGGCCCTGCTCCAACAGCCCTTGCTGACGGGACGTCATGCCCCGGTTAAAGATGTCCCCGTAGGCCCCCATGGCCCCTAGCAAGGCTTGCTGGTTGGCGTCAACATCCCTTTGGTTGAGGGATTGCATCGCCGCTTGCCACGCCGGGGTGCCCTCCGTAATGCCCTGAGCCTTGAGTCGGTTGACCTCTCGGTCACGACCTTGGGTGAGGGCCGGATTCAACCGACCCATCATGGCGTCTTGGACCTCCTGGACCGCCCCAAAACCGGCCTCAGGCATAGCCCCCAAGGCGCCAAAGTCGTACTGACCACCCATCTGGGGCAGCTTGCTGAAGTCGTACTGGCCAGGGGCCGCGCCCGGAGCCTGTAGCTTGCTGAAGTCGTACTGGCCGGGGGCAGTACCCCACTGAGACAGCTGACTCAGGTCGAAGCCCTCGACACCAGGCAACCCCTCCAAGGAGAAGGGGTCCTTGACTGCGTCCTGCGCCGACCCGAGCAACCCCAAGCCGGTGTTGGCCAGCCCTAGTTGGGCGGCCTGTTGGGCGTCGAAAATGTCCTGACCGGCCTGACTCAGCTGCTCGATCTGGGTCCAGTGCCCCGTAACAGGGTCTTGACTCCAGGTCAGAGAACCGTAGGGGTTGTACTGGTCCGCCCGGTTGGCCTGCGTCTGTTCAGCAGCCGCCTGCTTGTTCAGGTCAGCTTGCTGTTGCGCAAGTGCGCCGTAGTCCGGGGCCGGGGGAGGGGCTGGAGTGGACTTCTTTCCCATGAGTACCTCTGTTCAACCACTTACAATCCGCCTTACGCATGCTCAAGATGTGTAGCGCCCCATCGGGGTGAGCCCCCTCAAGGATGCACTCGGTCTTGAACCCGAGGCGACGGTTAATGTCCAACGCAGTTACGTGGCCCGAAGGCACCTTGCCGATCACTACGTTACACTTGGCCTGGTTGAACGGGTAGTCAAATGCGGCCCAAATGAAATCTCTGCTCATCCATCCGGGGGAACCAGCCATGTGCATTTCGCAAGCCGACCCGTTCCACCCGTCATACCCAACGACCCCGAGTATACCCCCCGTCCGGGGGTCTAGTCTACCCAGGGCAGTAAAGTGGTCCGTAACCACTAGATCCAACTTCTTGCACAACCACCACTTCAGTAGCGATTGGTTGCGCGTTTCGATCAGAAGCGTCACGCCCCACCAGTCGGCTCGTAGTTGGCCCAAGCCGCCAGCATTTGTTGTCGCTGAGCAGCTTGTTGTTGGGCGACTTGTTGTTGTTGTTGTTGACGCAAGGCCTGAACCTGCGCCGCAGCCTGAGCTTGCTGCTGCTTCTGCATCGCCTGCTGACGCATCGCGTCCCTATTGAACATATGCTGCTGGAGGGCCTGCTGCATATGCGCAGGAACGCGCTGCGCCATAACAGGAGCCCCTTGTGGGGCGGGCATCCCTTGCGGAGCCCGGTTGGCCATGGCGCGGCTGAAGGCGTCCGAAACGCGGGAACGCATGCCCCCGAACGAAGGCATACCAGGCTTGGAGCTTTTCACAACGGACCTCCTGAACGGTAAGTGTAGTCAGTGCTGACCCAAACAGACTCAGCTTCAGATGAGATGTTCAACGCAAGGGACACGGCGGTGCCGATACCGCTGCCGGAGTTCCACTCGCGCTGCGTCAACAGACCACCGGACCACGAATCCTGACCCCAAATGGCTTGGTTCCAAAAGGCGAAGGGGGAAGCCGCCCCAGATCCGGTGGGAAGGGGGGCGGCTTGCTGCTCGTAGTCATACTTGATGATCGAGGCATAGCCTACCACCCGAGAGCCCAGAAACGTGGGACGGTACAAACCCACCTGCTTCTGAGCCGCAGGGGCGTTGAAATGGGTGTAGGCCTGTTGGGCGAAGGACAGGATGTTGGTCCCGCCCGTACCGTCCAACTTCACATCGTCCTTGTAGCCGATGTAGGACCGCATGACGCGACCATCGGCAGTGCCGAAGAACGGCAACTCATCGACCCGAGCCCAGCACCGGGCGTTCATCCCCGAGAAGGTGCACCAAGACTGGGTAATGTCGTTGGAGACCAGCTGTCCGTTGCCGCCTTGGTAGACCGAGGGGACGTTGATGTAGACCAGGTTGATGGACGGGATGAAGAGAATCTCCCACCCCTCCAGGTCGCCCAGGTCGCTCATCAAGTCACTGATCAAGAACTGGACCTTGCGACTGTAGGTATCGTTGGCCTGAACGTTGACCTGAGTAGACGTCAGAACCGTGGCCATGGAGACCACGCCGTTCTGGGTCAAGACGAACAGGTCCCCGCCCTTGTTGGTCAGAAATCGTCTGCCGCGCGGGGGTTCGCCCAAGAAATAGACGCCCACCAACCTCCAAGCAGAAGCGTCCGTGGGGTCCACCCCCACGTACACCACCGCTTCGCCGCGCGAAGATATGGCCACCAAGTGGTCGTCAGAGCCAGCCCCCGTATCTGCCGACCAGGTACCCAAAGCAGCCAAATAACCGCCACGCTTGAACAGGGCGCCAAAGTCAAAGAAGTTGGCCTCCCCGTAGACGGCGTCAGGGGCCAGGAACCAACCCAAGGTCGAGTTGACCTCTACCGCCCAGACGCGGCGCTGGTGGATGGTGCCCTGAATAAGGTTGGCAGGGTCAACGTTCTTCCACGTACCGGCGGCAATACCATCGCCCGCCGTCAGACGTTGAAGCCCCGCTGCACTGTACCAAATGGGGTCGTCACTCCCGTTAAAGATCAAGGTATGGGGACCAGCAGAGTTGGCGAAGAACACCGACTGCCAGAAATCATTGGTCAACCCGGTCAGAAGCTCGTTGGCAGGAACGACCGCCCCTGGGGCAGTGATATCCCACATTGAGCCGGTGGCGAAGGCGAACAACTTGCTGGGAGGAGTCCCACTGACGCTGACCCAGCCGCTGATGGACTCGACCGCCCCAGTCATGCCGGTGGCGTACTCCTGGTACCCACGACGTACTGTGCACCCATAGGGTTGGGGCACGAGATTGTCCAGGCGAATGGCGTCCGTCGCCGGCATAGCGGCGAGGTTGTCGTAAGCGTTAAGGCCACCAATCGGTGACGGGACCGTGGTGATCTTGGACGAGTCTTGTTCGACAGGGAAGGACTTCACGGAGTCATGCCCGGGTTGACGTCCCAAGAACCATCAGGGATGGACCAGGGGCCGATGAACAGAGGCGGGAAGCGGGGGGCCAACGACAGCTTTGGCGCACCGCGATCCTTGCCCGTCAACGATTGGAAGATGCGCATGAAGTCCCCGCGCACTCCAGAAGTGTCGAAGCCCTTGAGCTCGTAGAACTTGAGCTTGACGAACTTGATCACCATCCAAGGGTGGTACTCCACGAGGTCGCTGTCGTTGGTGACCATCGACGCTTGTGTAAGGTCAGCGGCAGTGACCCAGGTGCTGCGGATGTACTCCATGTCCAAGGTGAACGGAGTGAACGGGTTGCCCACCGTTGACGCTGCCGGAATAGGCCACACCACGAACTTGTTGTTGTACACCCGATAGCGCATCCGGGGAGCAGCCTGCAACAGACCGCCCTTCAACCAGGCCCATTCCTGCGGAGACTTGGGACCGAGCAGCGGCCAGTGGTTGGTCTGGTCCCATTGCGTCTGGTCAACGAAGTAAGCCCAGTCATCGGGGACAGGGTACTCTTGTTGGCCGTCAACGGTCTGGAAGTTCCAGAACTCAACGAACTGCTCCCACGGGTAGTAGGTAAGCAGTTCGTTGCCGCTGCTATTGAGAAGCGCCACCAGTTGGTCGATCTGGGGGTTGTCTTGCCCAAACAACGTCTGGGGCTGGGGCAAGCCCAGCTCCCCCGCCACCTGCTTGACGATTTCAATAGCGGTCCAGTTCTGCATAGCTTACGCCTTGGCAGTTGCTTTCGCCGGCATCTTGTTCAGGAGGTCCATGGCTTCCTTGAGTTGGCGGGCCAGGACTTCGTTCTGACTCTTCAGCGCGTCGATCTGCTCCTGCATATGGGTGATCGGGGCCGCGTTGTTGGCGGCGTCGAGGTACTTCTGCGCCTTCTGCTTCAAGGACTGGATGCCCATGAACTTCTGACCCGCTTGGTCCGACATCCCGGCCAGTTGCTCCAGGGTGAAGCAATTGAACGCCTTGAGCTCCGCGATCTGGCTGACCGTCAAGAACGGAACCTGGTCCAGCGGAGTGCCGTCAACGATCTGCTCCATCTGCTTCTGGAAGCGGTCCCACTGACGGGGGAAGCGGCGGATGTAGTTCTCGTTGACCTTCTGGACAGTGGGGTCCTTGGAGCCGGGGATCAGGATCTTGATCATGGGGACATCCTTGAAGATCGGACGCCCTGCCTCGGCAGAAGCGACCTCATTCTTCACGGCTTCCATGTAGAACATGACGAGCAACTTCTTGTCGCCCTCGTCAGTTTCAAAATCCATGTCAGAGTCGTAGGTGGGGGTGGGCATGGTGGTGCTCCAGTGGTGGGGAAGTTAGACGAAACTGTTGACCGGCACGTTCTCGACCAGCAGCAGTGCGTTGCTGATCGTGTAGTTGCCGGCGTTGGTGGTGGTCGCGCGGATCTCAAAGACCGCATCGACGCCGCCAGTGTAGACCAGCGCGCCGAAGGTCAGCGCGCCGAAGTTGCCCGCACCGCCGCACGTGACCGAGTCGCGGAATGGCGTGGCGACGCCGTTCTTGTAGAGGGTGAAGGTCACGTCAGCGTTGTTGGCCCCGACCACGTCAGCCGTGAACGTCACGCGGGCTGACGCGCCTGTGTTGCCGACCGCCGCGATCTGCTGGGTCACCTGACCCGCTGCCGCGTTGGCCGTCATCTCGCCACTGGCCGCGACCACGGACGCAAAGGGTGCGATCACGACAGGTGTGGTCGTGTTCAGCGCCACCACCACGCCTGGGGTGGCGGGGATGTTGATGCCGCCGTAGGCCGGGGCCATCGTGGTGAGGAAGTTCTTGATCATGTCCCGCACATCGGCGGGGTCGATCAGCTGAGTCGTGTTGTCAGGCAACGTAGCGTCTGCCTGGGCGAGCAATTCGACAATGCTGTAACGGGTAGCCATGGTCAACTCTCGTCAGGGTCAAAGCCGCCATCCGCCAGCACGGCGATCAGCAACAGAAGAAGATGCCGGAGGTCGGCCGGCGTGATCAAGCCCTGCGTGTTGTCCGGCAGGTGTTGCTCCACCAAGCTGCGAAACTCAGTAGGCGTCATGCGAACCCCTCATCGAAGCCGGAACTGAACCCGGACAACGTGGCCGGGGGCTCGCTAGCTGCGAACGCCAGCTTGCCCCCGCTGGTGAACGGTAGACCCGCGTTCCAGTACGCCACGGCCCCAACAGTGTCGATGGCGACAGCACCTAGTTCGTTGATTGGAATACCGCCCTGAGAATGGTACGCTACGGTGCCAACGTTCTGCACCGACAACGCGCCATTGTTCATGAACGGCAAGCCGTTGTGCCATCGTTGGGGGGTATTGAGGCTAACGGACACCAACCCCTGCTCCGACTCCACTCCAGCGTTGAATTCGCTGCCCGCAACAGTAGTGTTGCGCACTTTCCCCAGAGCGTCGAAGCGGAGCACGCCAGCGTTCAGCATGGCGCGCCCCTATCAGGCCACCGCTGCGCTGGCCGCGTTGGACGAGCCGAACTGCGACTGTCCAACCTTCAGCGACACCCCCGAGCGGTTGGCAAACCCAGTTTCGATGTCCGCGCCGTTGGCCACCGTACCCGACGCCGTCACGAGCTTGGACAGGAAGCCGGTGAAGGCCGGGCCAGTGCCCGCGTCACGACTGCCGCCGTTGCCACCGTTGCCGATGCCGAAGCCGGCAGTGTACGGGTTCGGTGTCGCCGCGCCGCCAGAGTTGGGATCGCTGCGACCGCCGCCGAGGTACATCAACGTCGAGTCAGCAGACGCCGTGCCGTCGGGCTTCGTGACGCCAGGGGTGTAATTGTCGGTGAAGTTCTGCGGGATCGTGTCGATACCGGGCACCTTGGTCGCGCAACCAAAGCCGATGCCGGTAGACAGGGCACCAGTGGAGGCGTGAACCGAGGGAACCACGTTGTCGAACGGCGAACCCTTGGGGCCGGACAGCAAGTCAAAGTTGACCGTCGCGCCTGCGGAGGGATTCAAGAGGTTGTTGGCGGGGGTGTCGCCAGGGAGTCCTGCGGGCATATCGTTCTCCTGAGTTGAGAGGTTAGGTGGGGGCCAGGCGGACTCGCACCGCTCAGAGCTATCAAGCTGCCCTAGGCGCCCCCAATTCCTTACTCGACCATGATGCCTTGGAACTGGAGACCCGACGAGGTCAGGTTGCCAGCCCACGCCAGGATCTGCACCGCAGCGTCCTGGTTGACCGAGTAGCGTTGACCCGGCGACAGGGGCACCATGTTGCGGTCACGGTGCGGGCGGAAGTGCATGTACTTCGTGTTGAGGAAGTACGCAGTGGACGCCGGCATGAAGCCGCCGATACCGCCGTCCAGCACCACGTCAGCGTCCATGTACTTGACGCTCACGAAGCCCAGCTTGGCGCTGTCGCTGTCGGTGAACCGCTGGATCGCCTGCAGGGACGCCATGTAGAAGCCCCAGTAGACGTTGTCCACGATGATCAGGTCCGGGCGGTCGTTGCCGCGCACGCACTTGGCCCACAGACGGTTGAAGTACGTCTGGATGTTGCTGGCCGTGGTCGCGCCGCCGCCATCCGTGGTCGCATCGAACGTCTGGTTGCGCCAGAAGTTCCACGTACCACGGTCGATGCCGCCAGGCGAGCCGCTGGTCGGGACCGCGATCACCTGCGCGCCGAGGCCGGTGATCTGCTTGCCGCCAGCCGCCGTGCCGTCGCTGTAGACGCCCTGGGCGATCAGGTTGGCCATCGAGGACTCGCCCACCGACACGCGGGCTTCCATCAGGTCAATGATCTGCTCGCGACCCGAGTTCTGGAGCTGGTCCAGACCGCTGATCGTGACCGGGCAGGCCGCTTGCTTGATGTCGTACTGGGCCGCGCTGATGACGTCCTGCGCCGCGACGGGCAGCAGGTCGTAGCCAGCGTACCAACCGGCGTTGCCGTTGGCTTGGAAGCTCAGCTCCTGGAGGATGACGTTACCACCACCGAACGGCTTCACGTTCCCGCGCTGGTTCAGGCGAGAGAGCAGTGCGTTGTTCTTGGTGACGTTGTCGGCGATCTTGCCGGTACGCGACTGGATCGTGGTCGCGATGATGTCGCTAATTGCGGAATTGGCGAATGCCATGATTTACTCCTGAGTTGGAACGGGCTTGGCCGGCTTCGGCACCACTCCGTTCGGATGTACGCGGGGTTGGCCTGGGTCTTTGCGCTTCTGACGAATCGGCTGTGCCGGCTTCAGGAGGGTCCGGGGGAACGCCATACCCAGTTTGGCTCTGGTAATGATGCTCATCGTCCTGCCACCTGAGACCATGCGGCCTCGATTGTGTCGCGCAAGCTACCGTTAGGATTCACACCAGCGGGGGAGCCACCAGGAGCGCCAGAAACTGAGGCCGCTGCTCCGAGTGCCTTCTGAGCCTTTGCGTTCGCCGCTTGGGCTTGAGACATCTGAGCCGCCGCCTGTTGCTGGGCCACCATTTGGGCGTTCCATTCAGGGTTCATCGCTACGGCGCGAGTATAGGCCTGTTCGGGGGAAAAGTAAAGCCCCCGCTTCGCGCCCAACTCGATAATGTCTGCCATGTCCTCTCGCACCTGGTCAAAGTACGGGAACTTGACAGAGTCGGCGGCCATCTGCTCGATGGTGGCGCCGGCTTCCTGCTGAACCTGGGCTTCGCGTTGCTGAGCGTACTCGCGTTGCTGATTCATGAATTGCTGGTACGGAGCCAGCCTTTCAGCCAGCATCTGCTCGACGCGAGAGGCCACCGGATCGGGCGCAGCTTCTCCTGCAAGGGCAGCGTCCAGCTCCCTGATGTCCACCCCGTACTCCTTGACCAACTTGGCCATGTACTGAGCCTTCTGGGTGGCCGGGGACGACGACAGAATGTAGTCGGCCTTGAAGAGCTCACTGACGGCCTGAAGGGGCGAGATACCGGTGGCACGCAAGCGGGCCTCAAAGGGGCGGACCACCTCAGAGAACTGCTTGTGGAACTCCCTGACCTGGTTGTTCTCGCCAAAGGACTTGGTGACGTCCCGCTCGCGGCGCAGGATCTCCTGCCGCACTTCGGGGTCCAAGGTCTTCCACTTCTCCGCCATCGTGGGCTTCCACGACTTGGGGGCAGGCTCCAAGGCAGGGGCCTGAGCCGCCTGTTCTATCGGAATCTTGGAGGCATCCGCGCCCTTGCCGGGCTCAGCTGCATTGGAAGCCTGCGGCGTTGTAGGCGCAGCTTCTTGCGACTCAGCAGCCTTAGCTGGAGCCTGATTGGTTGGGGCAGGGGCGGGACTCGATACTGCGGGTGTGGGTTCCGGTTTCTCGACGGTCTCAATTGCGGCCTCCAGGGATTCCCTCAAAGTGGCTTCGGCGGTAGACATGACAATCCTTTCGGTGGTGGTGGAAAACTACATGTAACCCTTGTCACGCATCACTCGGATGATGTCTTGGGTTCGCTCTTGCTTGGAGAGTCGTACTTCAGGAGCCCGATGCGGTAGACCAGCCAGATCGCGCGTCGGCACAACGTTGTGGCGAGCGCAATGGTCGCGTATGCCAGCCCGACCACGAACAATACTGCCATCAATGGGACTAACGAAATCAGCATAGTCGCCCTGAATAGCAGGACCACGAGGGTGCCCATCGCTTCTATCGGCAGGTTCCGTTCCCTTTTCATAGAGCACTCCGTTGACTTGGACGTAGGATCGGCGGGTCATTGCTTCCTCGTGGTGGGTTGGGGTTCTCCGGGGCCAGCGCGACCAGTCATGAGTTGCATGATGGACCGCTCTTGCATCTGCTGCATCTGCTGCTGATGCTTTGCTTGGGCCACCATCAGGTCGAGCTGGGACTTCTTGGCTTGGACGCCGAGCTTCATCTTATCGGACTGGGCGCTGATATGGGCCTTCTGGGCCGCAGCCTGCGTCTCCATTTCGATCTTCTTGATCTCTGCCTCCTGCTTCTGGGCCTCAGGGTCGGGCTTCTCCTGCTGGTCGCCCTGCTCGGCTTGCTTCAACAGGTTGGTGAGCTCCCGGTCCAGCATACCCTCGATGTCGCGAGCGCCACGGAACCCGGCGACGGCCCACTTGAGCATGCCGATCAGGAGGGGGGCAGCAGACGGTACTTGCATGAACATCGCCCCGGCGCTCTGGAGGTAGCCGCTGACGGAGGTCAAAAGCTCGATGCGCTCTTGCTTCTGGAGCGCGTAGTCGGCCTGGGCCAGTTGGTCCGCAGTGACGAGGATTCGCCACTCAAAGCCTTCCTCAGACTGGAGCAACTGAATTGCGGGCTGGGCCAAGTGGGCGTCATCCGTACGCATGATGTTGCTCTTGCGGATGAGGATCTCAGGGTCATAGTGCTTGACCATGATCTCAGCCTTGATGCGGAGCACCTGGGCGGCGAACAGGGCAACCTCATCTTGCACGTCACGGATGCGGATGGAGGCGAACTTGGCCTTGATCTCCTGGGCACCCAAGGTTTCGCTGGCCTTCGTGTCGCCACGAACGATGTCCGCGATGCCGGTCAGTTCGTAAATCTGCCCCTTGATCACTTCGCGGGACTCGTTGAGCTGCTGGAGGGCCCGCACAACCTGCTCCAACGGGAGCCAGTCCACTTGCCCCTTGACGCCACCCTTCTCAGCGAACATCGCCCAGTTGTCGACCGGGATGAGGGTGTTATCGAAACCCTCCAGGAGCATTCGTTGGACGCCTTCAGAGGCGCGGTCGTACACACCGACCACTTTGCAGGCCTGGACCAGCATGGAAATGCGGTTATTGACGGTGTCCAACTCACCGTACTGGTCTTGGACCAGCTGGTAGTCGGGCCGGGGCACCGTATTGGAGGTGGTGATGTTGGCCAGCAACGGTTTCGGGTGCGGGTAGAACCCGATCAGGTTGAGGAAGTCATCCTTCTCATCCAACACCTGCGGGTAGTCCTTGCAGAGCCAGATGACCTTGCGATGGATGCGGTCCCAGATTTCGTACACCACGGCTTGCTCGATGGCCTGATTCATCGGCGTGATGCCGGTGGGGTACGTGGCCATGATCGAGCCGGAAGGGCGGTGGTTGAGGGGTACAGCGTTGCCGATTTCCTCACCGAACCTGGAAACCAGCTGCTGCCGGTCCATGTAGACCCTGCGGGCCGTCCAGCGGTTTTCCTCCCACACGCGGCAGGGGGACCACAGGAAGTCTTCCCAGTACACGTAATCCACGGCCACGCGCTGATCCGTGATCCGCTTGTACGCGATGATCTGGGGCTGGCCCGGTTGCTGTTGTTGGCTGTCGGGTGCGGGGCCGGTGGCAAAGCCCGAGTTGAGCGGGCTATTGTGGTGGTCTTGCGGAGGGGGGAGCCCCTCACCCACGGAGGGCTTGTCCTCCAGGATCAGCTCCGCATCCTCCGTGTCCGTCTCCAGTCGGCACCAAGCCATGCCCAGGCCGGGCACCAGCCGGTCCAAGGTCACGTGCTTCATGGTAGAGTCGAACGTGTCGCGTGGGTCGTCGCAATCCGGCGTGATGGCGCGCTGGAGGATGGTGGCCGCCACACGAGCGAGCTGGTCGTTGTAGTCCAGGAACTTGCGCTTCACTTCCGGCTGGGGCGCTTGCGAGTAAAGCGCCGCGCGCAGGATCTTCGTGTTGGCGTAGTACAGATTGAACCACTTCATCTGTGCGTCAACGGCATCGCGCTCGTCCACGTACCTACGGACCACCTTACGCCCGCGCTCATGGAACTTCTTGAGCTCCTGCTCCGCATACGCAATCTCCGTCGTCCAGAGTTGCATGGGGGTGAGCTTGGTCGGGTCCGCAATGGTGGGGTTACCATTGATCGGGGCGACAGGAAAGAAGGGGGAAGACATCACAGTATCCTTTGACGGTGACCGGAGCGGTTGAGGGACTCATGGTGGGCGAACAGGGTTTCCAGGTCATACTTGTAGTGATGACCGAGCTTGTCGTCGGCTGGGCCCCGACCTTGCGCATCGTTCTTCGTGTACTTGTGGAACTTCGGGGCAGCAACAACACACAAGTAACCGAAGGCGTCAGCGTAGTCTGAGCACCAGTCGTGGAGGGGGTGGTCCTTGAACATGAGTAGGTTTTCATCCCACTCGCGGCGGTAGCCCTTCAGGGCCTCGATCAGGTCATCCGAGCAGTCCGCATCAAAGTGAATGCGGGGGAACATCTTCCGCGTGGCGGCAATCCGGTCCCTGATCTTGTGGGCGGGGACAATCGTCGGTCGAATGCCTTGTTGCAGAAACTGCTCGACAATGCTTCGGCCAGTTTGTAGGTTCCGAGCCTTGGCGTCATGTGGGAGGTACACTTCACCCAGCTCACCGGGGAACTGCGTCAAGCGGTCGATGTGGTGAAAGATGTCCTTGCCCTGGGTGGCCTCCACGTTGACCACCCGCAGCGTCCCGTCCCGGTGTTCTTGCCACCAGATCGCAACCGTCGAATCTGTGAATCCCAGGTCGTAGACCACGTGCGTGGCTAGGTTAGGGTCATAGAGTTGGTGGGTGGCGGAGCGTTGCTCAGCAAAGACCTGATTGATCTCGTCGGAATAGATGGCCCCCTTCAGAGCAGCGTCAAACGAGCACTCGTACTCCTGAGCGTACTCATCCGGGTCCATGTCCTTTCTGAGCTCATCGAGTTCAGAAGTGGGGATTATTTGGGACTCTGAGGCCTTGAGGGTGAGGGAGAACCAATCCTTGTCCGTTTCACTCTGGCGGTGGGTCTTGTGGAACAGGTTCTTGCCTCGTGGGGTGGAGGCAAACACCCACCAGCCGTTGCGGTCCGACAGGGCGGGGCGGATAATGGTGGGGTACGTCGATGGGCGGAACAGGGCATACTCGTCACCCACTCCCCCGTCCAAGTACATGCCCCGCAAGGAGTCTGGGTTGTCCGCCCCTAGACAGTAGATGGTCCTGTCCCCATGAAGGGTGAGCTTCAGTTCACTTTCAGACGGGGGCTTGCTCAGGTACGGCTCAGCGTAGTCCTTCAGGTACGCCCACGCGATGCGTTTGGCTTGAGTGTACGTCGGACCAACATAAGCCAACTGCGGCTTGCGGAGGGGGCACTGCAGGGCACCAACAATCACGTCATTGACTAAGGCCACCGTCTTGCCGGCCCGCCGATGTGTGTTTAGGGACGCCCACCGTTGGCGTCGGTTGTGGAAGGGGAGAAATTGGGGGCGGGGGACATACTCCAGGGTCTTAGTCGCCATTCTCGATGACCTCCCCAGAGTTGGTTTGGTACGAGAGACGCTCAGGGGTGGCCCATGAGATGGAGACGTTGATGTCCTTCTTCTCATGGATCTCTGCCGTGGCGGGCACGAGCTTGCTGTAGAGGGTGTAGAACTTGGTCGGGTTTTGGTCAGCCCACAGGGCAAGGCGGGGGACACCACCAATCATGTCGAAGGCCTGCTGAAACGCTTTCGCTGCCTTGCTATCCTTCAGCACGGGCGGGAGGGAGGCACCAATCAAGCCGCGTTCTAACAAACGCGTCAGCTCGGGGGACATCTGCAGATCAAGTTGGGTCATGACCCCTGTGGGGTCCGCATCAATTTGGTCCAGTAAGCCCTGGAGTGCCGGGTCACGCTCGGGGGGGTGCAGGTTCATGCCACAAGAGTATAGCGGGGGTCGGGGCTGAAGTAAAGGGGGTGCAGATTGCACAAGCGAAAGTCGGGTCTGCTCAATTTAATGGGGGTAAAATAGAGGGATGAACGATGAACTAATTACCATTTACAAAATCACCACGGAAGATGGCGAAGTCTACGTGGGGCAAACCGCCAACCTAAAGGCAAGGTTGTTTGCACATCGATCTAGTGTTTACGGCGGATACCTGGGGAGTAAACCAGTCAGACCGAATCAACGCATTACGCACGAGGTATTGGCAAAGGTGACGCAGGAGCAAGCTGACGACGAGGAACGGGCGCACATACTTGCACAATCTAAAAATGGGCCACTCGCAAATAGTCTCAACGGAGGCTGCTACGGCCAGGCAACACGAGAAGCGATATACCGCTTAACTCCTGCGAAAGAACGTAAAGTGCGGGGGTCGAAGAATTCCACCAGCGTTTGGGACGGCCCCCTGGGGGAGCAACTTCGCTCCGAAGCTCGCACAAGGGCGATTGAGGGTAAATTGGCTGAAACAAATCGGAGCCCAGAACGTAGGACCAAAGTGCGCGAAGGTCTATTGCGCGCAGTAGCCGAGGGCCGCATTCGGACCATTAGCGTCAAGTTGGAACACAAAGATGGCAGGATTATTGAAGTGCCATCGCTTAGGCAAGCTGAGAAACTGCTCAATCTAAGTAATGGCGCCCTTAAGTACGAACCCACGAGATACAAGTGGCGAGGCGATTGGCGAGTATACAAGGAATTAGGGTAAACCCTGACCATGAAAAGTTGGGGGGCTAGAAAACGCGCTCAGGGAGTCTCCATCACCCGCCCCCCGCCCCGCCGCTTCACACAACACACATCAAAATCTAGGCTCACGCAGCACATCAACCAAGCATGCCAAGCATGCCAATGCGCAGGCACAACAAAGCAGCACACGATGGTGCTGCTTGCTTGGGGGGATGCTTGGTCAGCGTTGCGTGATGGCTGCGTGGACCGCTAGGCCGGCCCACCAGGCCGCAAGGACAACCACCAGGGGCACACCCACCGGCGGCACGACAACGCAGAGGACAAGCAGGACAATGTAGATCATGGCGGTGCTCCTTGTGGGGGCCGAAGCCCCCTGGGTTGGTTACTCGGCGGTGGCCTGCTCGGCGGCGGCCTGCTCGCGCTTCGCGCGCTTACCCTTGGCGGGAGCCTTGGGGGCGTCGGCCTTGGGCGCGTCGCCGGTGCCCGCGACTACCGTGAACAGGTTCAGCGTGGCGGCCTTGTTGACCTTGAGCTCCTTGTGCGCCGCTTCGGTGAGCTCGATCCAATGCTGGAAGTCTCCCTGCATGAAGTACGCGTAGAAGCGCGGGACCGCGCCCTTGCCCTGACCGCTCGTGAGCCGGCCCTGATACTCGTTGTTGTCGAAGTTCACGGTGATCAGGTCGCGGGCGACCTTCGGCTTGACCTGGTACGAGTACGGGCTGAGCGTACCGATGATGCCGAGGTTGCTGGTGACGGGGGTCTTGATCTTGCTCATAACTTTCTCCGGTTGCTCGGTTCGACACCGCGCCGAACCGATACATCTACTATAGCTCACGAACCTTACGCGAACCTTACGGCACCTAGGTGTAGCTCTCTAAATTTCGCCAGACCGAAGTTGCGCGCGCCCGCGCGATGCGCATACGCTGCGAACCTTACGCGAACCTTACGTCAGACTAAATCAGTCGGGTATTCGATTTTAGGGGAAGCTCTCTAGTTACTTTTGGTTACGTTTGGTTACGTTTGGAGCAGCAGGACACACACCATGTCACTCACCTAACTGTAGCGGCCCCTCCTGGGGGCTCCAATACTGTCGTAGGGGTTTACCCTTGGTTTTAGGTGCGTTTTCTGGTCTCGGCCCCCCCCTAGACCCCGGCCCCCCCCCCTGTCACAAAGTTTTTATACGCGAAGACCCAAAATACCTCCGTATATACAAAAAAGGGGGGGCCGGGGGGAGAAGGGGGGCCGACCCTAAAAAACCCCTTACGAATCAAAGACTTACACTCGGCCCCCCCCCCGGGGCCCCCCCCGGGGCGGCC